CAAGAAGAAGAACATGAAAGCCCAAGCTGACGTAACGCCAGAGAATATCCTACCCAAACCAAAGCCCGCTGACCTAGCGGGTGATTCCCTGTCCCCCGAAGAAATTGACCTCCTACTTAAAAACATCAACAGCTACTCTAAAGCGGAAGCTACAGAGATACTGGAGAACTTAGAGGCTCTGGAGGAGCGGAACACGATAGACGGGGCGTACAATGACTTGATTGCTTTCTGTTGCTACATGCAAGAGGACTACATTGTTGGGAAACACCACAGGATACTAGCCGATCTTTTTATGGAGTTGGAAGGTGGCCTAACTGAGCACGAAGACGGTACGACAACGGGCAAGGATAGAGCGGCGGTGAACATGCCGCCTCGTCATGGCAAGAGTATCCTAACGTCTTTGTACTACCCAGCGTGGTATTTAGGGCGTAACCCCACTAAAAAAGTAATGATGGTGTCGCACACTACGGACTTGGCAGTAGATTTTGGTCGTAAAGTGCGTAACCTCATCTCCTCACCGAAATTCCAGAAGATATTCCCGAACGTAGGGCTGTCTAGCGACAGTAAGTCGGCAGGCCGGTGGAACACAAGCGCGGGCGGCGAGTACTACGCCTGTGGTATAGGCTCCTCGATTGCAGGCCGTGGTGCGGATTTGCTCATTATTGACGATCCCCACTCGGAGCAAGACGTAATTAACGGTAATTTCGGAGTATTTGAGAAAGCCTACGAGTGGTTTACCTACGGAGCGCGTACTCGACTCATGCCGAAGGGAAGGGTAGCGGTAGTCCAGACAAGATGGCATATGGATGACCTGACGGGACGGCTAGTCCGAGACATGGCGACCAACGACGAGGCTGATACATACCACGTTGTTGAATTTCCTGCTGTGTTTGAAATACCAGAAGACTATTACGTAACTGTAGAAGAACAGGCTGACGAGGATGGGTTCATGCAGCCTGTCGAGATTGAAATATCCCCAGATAGCCCGATACCGATAAGTGCGCTAAAGAAATCAAGGATAAAGGAGAAACCGCTCTGGCCTGAGTTCTTTACCTTAGCCGCACTCCACCGAACCAAAGCTTCAATGCCCCTGTTCCAGTGGAATTCCCAGTACCAGCAGCACCCCACTGCAGAAGAAGCCGCTATTATTAAGCGAGAGTACTGGCGGGAATGGCAGGAGGAGGAACCCCCTACGTGTGAGTACGTTATTGTTACTTTAGATGCTGCAGCGGAGAAAAATAACCGCGCTGACTATACGGGCATCACACGCTGGGGGGTGTTTATGAACGAGGAAGAGGAGGCGTATAACATCATCTTATTAGATGTTATACAGGAGCGTTTAGAATTCCCTGAGCTTAAAAAGCGGGCAAAAGAGATTTATGCTGACGAGCAGCCGGATGCGTTTATCGTAGAGAAAAAAAGTAATGGTACACCCCTATACCAAGAAATGCGTAGAATGGGAATTCCGGTCACCGACTACACTCCCCACAGAGGCTCAGGGGACAAAATAGCGAGATTGAACTCTGTAGCAGATATAGTATTATCCGGTATTTGCTGGGTTCCCCGAACGCGGTGGGCTGAGGTGCTAGTGGATGAAGTGGCTGCGTTTCCGTTCGGGAGCAACGATGACCTTGTTGACTGTACCATCATGGCTCTTATGCGGTTTAGGCAGGGAGGCTTTATTCGTTTACCTTCGGACGAAGCAGAAGAGCAACGATACTTTAAGCGTAGAACTGGAGGCTACTACTAATGCTTGACGAGAAGTCCAAAAGTTGGATACAAAAAAACCTGCGGTTTTTTACGCCGGAAGTAAAGACTCAAGCAATGGAGCGGTTAAGTACATGTCGGGACTGCCCTCAGCTAAGACCTACTTTGAATACATGCAAACAATGCGGCTGCTTGATGCCAGCCAAAGTATTTTTAAAAAATGCGCGTTGCCCCTTAAACAAATGGGGCGTAATGAAAGGTGATTAACGATGGCAATTGAGAAAGGTTTATACGACTTGCCAGAAGGCATCGAGGACATGGAAGAAGGCGAAGCCATGATAGCGATAGATGTCATGTCTGACGAGGGTGTTGAAGTAGTGCTGGAAGACGGTAGTGTTGAGATTACTTTTGGGGAAGAGTCGGGAGACTTAGACGAAGCGCCGTTTGATGCCAACCTTGCTGAGTACCTCGATGACCAAGCACTTACTAAGCTGGCTAACGACCTTATTAGCGCAGTTGATTCTGATGTTAACTCACGTAAAGACTGGGCAGATACTTTTGTTAAAGGGCTAGAAACCATTGGCATGAAAATGGAGCAACGCTCTAGTCCGTGGGAAGACGCGTGTGGCGTTTACAGTACAGTTTTGGCCGAAGCGGCCATCCGCTTCCAAGCTGAAGCTATGAGCGAGACGTTTCCTGCGGCAGGCCCAGTACAAACTAAGATTCTCGGAGAAATTACCCGCGAGAAGGAAGATGCAGCCCTTCGTGTCAAGACTGACATGAACTACGAGCTGACTGAGGTAATGACCGAGTACCGCCCCGAACATGAAAGGATGCTGTATAGCCTAGGATTAGCCGGTTCAGCCTTTAAAAAGGTGTATTACGACCCTAATCTAGGCCGTCAAGTAGCTATATACATCCCTGCTGAGGACGTAATTGTCCCCTACGGAGCCTCTAACATAGAGCAAGCCGAGCGAGTTACGCACGTTATGCGTAAAACTAAGAACGAATTGGTCAAATTGCAGGCCGTAGGGTTCTATCTGGACACTGATCTGGGCGATCCTGAGCCTTATCACAGCGATATTGAGGAGAAAAAGGCCGAAGAAGGTGGGTTTTCTCTTAATGATGATGAGCGCTATTGCTTGTACGAGATACATGCTGACCTAATTATCGACGGATTGGGTGAAGAGGCTGAGGATGGGCTAGAAATCGCGCAACCTTACGTGGTTACGATAGAGCGTGGCACTAATACGGTGTTAAGTATTCGCCGTAACTGGAACCCTGACGATGATTTGACGCTTAAACGTCAACATTTTGTCCATTATGTGTACGTACCGGGGTTTGGGTTCTACGGTCTTGGTTTAATCCACATTATTGGGGGCTACGCTAAGGCGGGAACGTCTCTAATTCGCCAATTAGTTGACGCAGGTACGCTTTCTAACCTACCCGGAGGCTTAAAGTCTCGTGGATTGCGGGTTAAGGGCGACGATACACCTATCGGGCCGGGTGAATTCCGTGACGTGGACGTGCCTAGTGGGTCAATACGGGACAATATCCTGCCGTTACCCTATAAAGAGCCTAGCCAGACGCTCTTGGCGCTATTAAACAAGATTACTGAGGAAGGTCGCCGTTTAGGGGCCATATCCGACATGAATATCTCTGACATGAGCGCAAATGCGCCTGTTGGAACCACTCTTGCGCTATTAGAGCGTACTCTCAAGCCTATGGCTGCGGTGCAATCCCGTGTCCATTACGCGATGAAACAGGAATTTAAACTCCTACGTAAGATCATTGCTGAGTATGCCCCGATAGACTATATGTATGTGCCTGACCGTGGCGAGCCTAGAGCTAGACAAGCCGACTATGCCACGGTGGAAGTAATTCCCGTCAGTGATCCTAATAGCAGTACGATGGCACAGCGCGTTGTGCAGTATCAAACTGTTATGCAAATGGCGCAGGCCGCCCCTCAAATCTACGACTTACCCCAGCTTCATCGCCAAATGATCGAGGTCTTAGGTATTCGTAACGCAGACAAACTTGTTCCTACTACGGATGATATGAAGCCAGCCGATCCGGTTAGTGAGAATATGAACGCCCTAGTGGGTAAGCCTATAAAAGCCTTTATGTATCAAGACCATGCGGCTCATATCGCTACTCACGAAGCGTTTATGCAAGACCCGCAGATGGCTGCATTTATAGGTCAGAACCCCGCAGCACAACAAATCATGGGCGCTCTCACCGCGCACATTGCAGAACACGTAGGGTTTGATTACCGCAACCAGATGGCAGCGAAACTAGGAGTGCCTCTACCTGCACCGAATGAAGAGCTACCTGAAGAGTTTGAAGCACAACTCGCTCCACTATTGGCTGAAGCAGGACAGCAACTCACACAAGAGAAGCAGGCCCAAGCAGCTCAAGCGGCAGCGCAGCAAAAGCAGGAAGACCCGATCATTCAAATGCAGCAAGCGGAACTGCAAATCAAACAGGCTGAACAGCAGCGCAAGGCCCAGAAAGACCAAGCGGATACGCAGCTTGATGTCGCAAGACTACAGCTTGATACAGAAAAAGCTCAAACTACCGCGTCCCTTGAAGCAAACCGCATAGCCTCGCAGAACGATCAAGCGCAGGCGAAGAATGACTTAGGTGAAGCCAAAGCCATAATGGACGCTGCAAAAATACGGATAGAGAACGACCGTACTGAAGCCGAAGCACAACGGGACAGAGATGAAGCTGCCCGCGATAACCGAGAGGATAGATAACGTTAACCTTAAAATCACAGGAGCTAGAACCCTATGAAAAACACTAATAAGTGGTATGACCCCAAAGAGATGGAAGCTGTTACAGAGGTAGCCTGCGAAGTGGCAGAAAAAACAGTAATAGAAGCAATCTGGCGCACTAGCCGTATGGCAGGAGTATCACCAGATGCTGGCGAGGCAATGAAATTTTCTCAGGCAGCGTTAAACCTTGCCCACGTACTGGCAAGCCTAGACCGCATAGGGGGGGATAGATAACATGAAAGGTGTTGACCATTTCAGAAAAAACGGAACTTTGTTTACAGGTAATACACACAAGATGCCTGATGGCTCTTTGCACAGCGGAAAAACTCATACTAAAAGTAGTGTGAAGTTATTTCACTTAAAAGACTTGTCTGCTACGGCAAGAAAGAAAGCTAAGTAAGAGGTAGTAAGTAATGGTTACAACCGTCTTTGACGTGCTGAATTTAAAACTTACAGAGCTTAAAGGCTCTAGCGAAGAATTCTTAACCTCGGGTGGTCCTAAAGACTTTGCCGAGTATAAGGAGGTGTGCGGTGTGATTCGAGGTCTAAACGCTGCATTAAGAGAAGTAGGCGACCTTTCGCGTAACTACATGGAAGACGACGATGAATGAAACAGTAACAGTAAGTGGGGTTAGCGCAGAAGCGTCAACAGCTCCAGCTATGACTGCGTTAGAAGAAAGACGTAACGAACGAATAGCTAAAGAGGAAGTTCAGGATGAAATAGCGGAAGCTCAGATTCCACGACCTGTAGGCTATCGAGTGCTAGTTGCATTGCCCAACGTAGAGGAAACTTTTGAGGGCAGCGGCCTTCTTAAAGCACAAACTACACGTCGAGAGGAGCAAGTGCTCTC